CCAATAAGATCATCTTCGTCGGTTTCAATGGTGATGTTTACACGGATGAGTTCTCTATTTAGAGAAGCACATGCTTGCTCAACAGAGAAAGTCTTGCCGTTGCCTGACATACCAGTGATGAAGGTTGGATAAAAAATACCAGATTTGATAATCTTCTTTATATCAGTAAAATTACCAAAGGGAACATAGTTCTCATCCTTCATTGGAATAAGATCTTTATCAAAAGATTCCATGACAGCAGGAGCAGCTGCTGGTGCTTGATACTGCTGCTCAAGACGTTCTTGTACTGTCAAATTCCACTTACCACGACCGGTCTTATACTCATCAATTTTTTTAGTAACAGTCTGATAATTACAATCATTCATTGCACACCAAGCACGAATGTCACCAGCAGTTACAGACTCCCCATAGAGAGACAGAAGTGAGGTGCGAATGTAGTCAGTGGACAGTGCCATTAGTGATTTGATTGAACTGAAGTTATTATAGACTAAAAAAGGGGAGTCTTGGACCCCCCTTGGACAGTTTACTAACTGGTTTGCTCCGAGTGTCTTTTCTTGCAAGCTGCTCTGGCATATGCCCTAGCCATACTATCCACAAAAGAACACGGTCTACCAGAGTTTTTGCAGTATGGACATACCACACGCTTTGGATCATTCTGGTAATACTTCTGTTTCTGCAACTTCTGATTCCTCATCTTCTTCTACCTGTGATGGGGTATCTTGATTATCAAGTGCTAATTGAATTCCTTCTGCAGCACCAGAGACTCTAAGAAGACGTTCTTTAAGAATGTTAAGTTGTTGACTTCCTTCTGCAATTGCCTTTGTCAATTCAGACTCTTGTGTTTTAAAATTTTCTAGTAGTTCTTCTAATTTCATAATTACCTCGCTATACAATAAAGTTGATGAATTCTGAGAGGACTCTTTTATTTATCTTCTTTGCAGATAATGATTTAGCAAAAGCTTTTTTGATCTGAGTTTTAGATGCATCACTATCCACAGAGAACTCACTATCATTAGAAAGTGATCCAGAGTTTATTCCAAAGTAAACATTATAAGCAGAGTTGTGAATAATTACACTTTTATCCTTTTTCCACTCTTTTTTAAACTGTTCTTTATCAAAATAGTTTCTGACATACCGATTAATAAATGCGCCAGAGTCCCTTGACTCCATCAAACGAATACCAATAAAGTTGACATCAGTAAATTTATCACTAAGGTTTCTTAGAAGAGCATCGGTAATCCCAGAATAAGTATTGCCACTTATAGCATATGTTGTTCCAAGTTTACGATCACGGATAAAAGAAGTATCCGGACGAACATTACCAGTTCCAATAAAAGGTTCGCGAGTAACCTCTACACCATGCCGTATGACAGGACTGCGATTAATTGTACGATGATACACCATCCAACCCGCCTCACCATCAGTCAGAACAATACACTGAATCTTTTGAAGGTTGTTTTCTTTCTTGAACTTTGGAAGAATTTGATGAAGTGTAATAAGACTCTCGTTGAGAGGAGTTCCAGAAAGACTTAACCTAAACGGAATAGAATAATTGCAATAATATGCATTATTAAAAGAACATGCAACTCTCCAAACATTCCTCATTTGAATGTCAAGTTCTTTTGCTTTTGTTTTATGAGTGAGTAAGTGCATCATACGAAAGTCTTTTGCTACACACAAATCCCCTTCCTTTTGCTGATATAAGTCTGGAAGATCAGAATTGTTCGCGTCATAATCCTTTGCCCACTCATTTGTAAAAGCATAGACATCAAATGGAATACCAGATTTTTTACAAAACCAAATAAGACTAAAGAGTTGTTTGCAAGTATCTTTAAGAACCCTTGACATAGATCCGGACCAGTCAAGAACGAAAACAAGACCATGATTCTTACCCTCAGAAGTAACAGATACCTTTTTGAAAAGATCATCATTGTACTTGTAGGTGTGGAGTTTAGTACAATCAAGAACTCCGGTTCGTGCAACAGTGGTCCTAGCATAAGAATCTGCTGCTTTCTTACACTCAAATTCTTTCTGCAAAAATCCAACTTCTTTCTGAGAATTTTTCTTGAACTTACTATACTCCTCATCAACACTGAATAAAAATTCCTGTTGCGGAGAAAAATACGTATTCAGCAGTTCATGAATCTCTTCATTCTTTCCAATAACATAGTCAATATTGACCTTAGGCAACTCATGATAAGCAGTATCACCATAATAATCACTACTAGTGAGATCTTTTAGTTTGTCTGCAAGAGAACCATCAGTTAGAACATCAAGATTATCTTTCTTCTCACTATTCATATCACAATCTTCTTGGGCAATATCATCATCCTGCTCCTCAGACTTATCATCACTATCCAGAGAATCAGAGTCTTCACTTTGATTCTGAGGAGTATCTTGCTGTTCCTGTTCTGTCTCACCACCACCTTCTGAAGATCCTTGAGGTGGTGCGATATTTGGTTTTTGTTCTTCCTTCTCACCTTTACAATATTGATACAGTGTTTCTGCAGCAGAGAGTGCATCATCAAATGTCTCTGCTTCAGAAATTTCTTGAATGATTATTTTTTCTTCAGGAGTTTTAAAGGAACAATCTATAAAATTACCAATCTTAAAATAAAGATTTGCGCGATCAGCAAGATTCATTTGACTAATATCTTCATCAGCAATAGCAAAGAAGTCTTCATCAGCAAGTTCAGAATATCCGCGATAAAAAGTCTTTACCATACCTGGATATTTTCTCTTCATCAGTTTTTCAATCCGGACATCCTCAACAACATTGACAAACTGTTGGGGGATATTGACCTTATCTCTCCAATTTTCATTGGGAGTAAACAGAGCGTGACCAACCTCATGACCCACCAGAAGGTCATAGACGATACTAGAAGCACGATCCCAGTTAGGCAGAGTAAGAACACGACGCTCTACATCAAAGGAAGCCGTAGAGACCCTCCGATGCTCAATCAAAAGATCTTCAGTGGCAAGAAGTTTGGCGAGTTGTCCCTTGATTTCCTTGCTAACCATTTTTCCTCTTTTGGTATGTAACCAGTATACAGAAAAACCTCCCGTTAGGGGAGGTGTACGTGCCGCTTTTTTAAGTGTCCACCTCAAGCAACCAGCTTGTTATCGTAAAAGTATTGTACTCTGGCTTGCCTAACCATAGAAAGGAGTTCGTATTGTTCTTTATGCTCCGCAGTAATAATTCCACTTTTTTTCATTTCAAGCATACGGCGAAGAGCATCGCTACCATCAATACCCGAGTCCGCTACAAGTTGAAATTTTTGAAGAATTAATTTTTCGGTCTTTTCATTAAGATCATCAATATCCAAAAATCCTCGTTTTTTCTTCTCAAGATATAATTGACTAATCTTTTGCTTGAGTTCTAGTACAGTCATGTTTGTTTTTGATAACGATGTTACTATAGCACCCCTGATCCTAGAGTCAAGAGGTTGTGATACTACTGAAACCCTTAATTTTCTCAAACTTAATCACAGTTTCAAACTTTTCAGATATTTCAGACTTATGGGATATGACGAATATATTAGCATTCTTAATAACAAATCTAATAATCTTTAAGAAATCGTCTGTACCGACTCCATCAAGAGATGAATCAAAGACTTCATCAAAGATCATGATGTTTGTATTAACAGAATTTTTAACCTTTGCAACTTCTCTCCAAGCAAACAGAAGTGCTAGATCAATTCTTTGCTTCTCCCCTTCACTAAATGAAGAATAAGAAAAGTCTTCGTGAATTGGAGATTGAATTTGTTCACTAAATTCTTCATCCAATTGAAGGTTGATGTAAAAATCCATCATATGTAGATACTTATTAACAGATTGATTAATAAGTGGTAAGTATTTTTTTACGATGTTTGTTTTTACACCACCGTCTCTCAACAACGAATAAACATAATCATAGTATTCAATCTCCTCTCGTCTTTCAGATAAATTATCAAAGACTTTATTTAGTTGTCCATTATATAATTCTAACTTCTCATGCTCAGAACCTCTATTTTTAAGTTTGTCGGTAATTCCTTGAATTTCCGATTCCAAATCCTGAGATTGTTTTCGTAGTCCAGAGATTCGAACATTGCTTTGAGAAATGCCATTCGTTAGTTTACTTACCTCATTTGATAGATTAAGAAATTGAAGTTCTCTTTGCTCCTCTTCATTTATTTTATCTTCCAGTTCAGAAAGACCTTCACCAAACTTTTTTATGGATGTATTGAGATCTTCAATTCTATTTAATCTAAACTTTTCTTCAATAGATTGAGTGCAGGTAGGGCATACCGTATTATCGTTGAAGAAATTGTTTTCTCTATTACAGTTTTCTTTCTTCTGCTCAATCTTAGCCTTAAGTGAAGCAAGTTTTCTAACCTTTGCAGAAGCATCAACAAAGTTTTTTATCTCTTCTTGTTTCTGATTAAAGACAAGACTTACTTTCTCAATGTCATCATTTAACAATTCAATCTCTTTTAAGATGGTTATAATTTTTTTCTTCTTAACATCAACATTTTTTTGACCACTCTCCTCAATTTGATGAATAAAGTTTTTTTGCATACCAACTTTATCTTTAAGAGATTCTTTCTTCAGATCAAGAGTTCTCATCTCTTCTCGAACTGAACGAATTTTCTCTTTGACAGTTGTGTTCATTGAAGAGAAGATCTTAATATCAAGGAGATCTTCAATAACTTCTCTACGGTGAGATGCCGACAACTGCATGAATGGAATAAAAGTACTACTACCCAGAATCACAATCTGGGTAAAGGACTTATAATTCATCTTGAGAACAGATTGCTCAAACCATTTCTGCTGATCATTGGCAGAAGCATGTTGATCTAGAGACTTTCCATTCTTATAAATTTGAAAGATACTTGGTTTAATTCCCCGAACAATCTTCCAGTTAGTATTACCGATACTAAACTCAACTTCAACAACACAATCTTTCTCGTTTACAGTGTTTAAAAGTTGAGGTTTATTAATTTTACGATATGGTTTACCAAACAAACTAAAAGTCAATGCATCCAGCATTGTGCTTTTTCCAGCACCATTAGATCCAATAACAAGAGTAGTTGAAGAACCTTTGAAGGAAATCTCAGTAAATTGATTACCGGTACTCAAAAAGTTCCGCCACTTGATCTTTTCAAAGATTATCATTACAGATTTTACAGGAAGATTTCTGTTCTGTAATCATACTATGAAACTGGTCTATCGTCAAGTGGTGGAGGGATTACAATATCGTTTGGTGTTATGATTGTATATTCGTGATCATTTATATCACATACATGATATAGAATCTCATCATCAACTTCCATAACAGTCATTACAGGATATCCTTCCTCTGCTAGAAGCATTGCGTAGCGGTCAGCATCGTCTTCTTCTTCAAACATATACAAGACTTTATCACCATCCTCATTAGCAACAGAGTATGCCCCCGTTTCTTCATCTCCCAGAACCGTAAGAATATACATCTTTACACTATTTCACATGCCTCTTGATATATAGATGATATTATATTCTGAATTTTAGATTTGTCCAACTCCACATCAGACTCATGAACAAATCGGTTTAGGATTGATAGAGTATCTTCAGACTCATAACTTTTAGCAGTCTCTTCAGTGAACCATCCACCATAATCATGGTTCTCAACAACTTTTAACTCAGCAACACCAGAAGAATAAAGTTTGTCAATAAACCTTTCATATAGTTTATTGTTTGTTCTTTTCTTGACAATAATTTTTACAATTTTGTTCTCGTACTTTGTAGTATCAAAGAGTTTGTAATTAGTATCTTCATAATAAATCTTATGAAATAACCGAAATGGATTGTTTACATACTCATGATCATGAGTTTCCGTATCAAAAATAGTAAATCCTCTATCATCGTCAACATCATTCCAAAACATTTCATATGGATTTCCAAGATAAAATATTTTTTTATCACTTGATCGTGTATGATAGTGCCCGGAGAATACTTTTTTAAATTTTGAGAAAGACTTAATATCCATACCATCTTCCATGACGTGACCGCGATGAGCATAGAAACCATTTAATTCCAAGTGTCCCATTGCAACTTTGGATTTGGTTTTGTTGATCATCGAGAGTGTCTGGTCATAATTCTCTTCATTGATCCAGGGAAGAAGGAGAATTTTCTCTCCATCAACTTCAATTTCCCCACATTCTTTATAGACTTTGATATTACTATATCCGGACAAGAGAAGATTGGGAGAGTTTACCGAGTTCGTATTCTTGTAATAGATGTCATGATTACCTGTTATCAGGTGAACATCATATTTTGATAGTGGGTCAAGTACCACTCTTTTTGTCCACTCAAGACTTTGATAGTCAATAGATTTTCTACTATCAAAAGCATCACCCATATGAATGACAGTAGTAATACCTTCTTCCTCTAACTTTGGAAAGAAAACATCTCTGTAAAAGAGTTCAAAATAATCCTGAAATAGTCTTGAACCCCTTCTAGCACCCCAATGAGTATCAGTGATAATGGCAATCTTCATCCGTTTCTAAGTTTTGAGGTAATGGACTCCTTGATGGAATTATACTCTGAAGAGGTATGTCCGTCAATATCTCCATCCTCAGAGAAGACTACCTCATACCCACCCTTCTCAATAATCTTAGCCTTGATTTCCATTTGCTTTTTCTCTTTCTGAATTCTTCTCAAGAAAGCATAGTTAATAATTTGAGTAAAGTATGCAAATGGATTCTGAGATTTCTCAGGATTAAAATTGTAAATGTACTGAACACAGTTCTCAATACCATCACTAATCATATCCTCCTTAAACATATAATTCACAAAGTTAGGTTTATACGAAAGATGAGTTGCAATCTTCAGGAAACATTCTCCAATATATCTTGGAATACGTGGTTTTTCTGTGTCATTCTCTTTTGAGTATGTAACCTTATCTCTGTACTCAATAAGAGCAGCAAGAAATTCTTTATTATTTACATAATGTTGCGACTTTTTTCCTCTAGGCATTTTACTAATAAACATAAGATACATAAAACTATGTAGATATTATAACATTTGATTTTCTTATCTACAAGGCTTGACAACTCCAATAGTTACAATTAGAATATCTTTGTTAAGGTTGATAGGA